ACCGTCCCTCGTGTGCCTTCGGCAGTCTCAGAGGCGGCTAATGCCAGATGACTGGCCTGACGGGCATTATCAGCATTCTGGCGCACGGTGGCAGTCAGCTCTTCCATGCTGGCGGCGGTTTCTTCAAGAGACGCAGCCTGTTGTTCAGTCCGCGAAGATAGGTCGTTATTACCGGCAGCAATCTCACTGGCACCGTTGTAAATCGCATTAACCCCATCACGTACATTACTGACGGTTCCGGCCAGTTCATGCTGCATATAACGTAAAGTGTCAGCCAGTTCATTCACCTCACGACAGCCGGTTACAGCAATAGTTCTGGTCAAATCTCCCTTAGCAATATACTGGATATTATCCAATATATTATTTAGGGGCGCAATCAGTATACGTTTAATACCAAACCACACAGCTATTACAATGAGTAGTATTGTACTGAGAATAGTGATCAATATAAATATTGTTCGTGAATAAGATTCACTACTTTCATTCACTACATTTTCTGTAAATTCTTTATTTGACAATCGGTAAAGGTTATATTGCTTTTCATAAAAAATCTGGCTTGCTTGTGTATCTTGTGATAATGCAGAATTAATGTTTTCGTTATATAATAACTTTACAAGCTCACTAAGAGTTGAATGATAATGATTATAGGCATCCTCTAACTCTTGTCTTTTTTTACCTGTTCTACTTGGTATAGAATCAAAAAGAGCCCAGTTATTCTCAGATTGCTTGAGATATTCAGTAGCATTATTTAAAAACTGTATTGATGCCTCGCTCAATTTACCGCCATTATTTTGCATCTGAGTAATAGCTCGATTTGTATTTAATCTAGCCTTCAATAACTCTGAGTAAACATCAGATTGTACATTTACTCGCATAGCCAAAATTATTTAACTGATTAAAAATCACAGCATCATTTTTCGTTGCATTAAGAAAAAAACCACTTGTTAACAATTGAAACCCGGAAAATATAATCAGAGTCGTAAGTAACAAGGTTATTACCTTTAGGCGACCAAACATTCTCTACTCACTATATTAAAATTAAAAATAGATTACTTGAAGTGTATGTTTAAATACTATTCAACATCAACTATCAATATACCACACACAGTATTTTATATGGAAATATAGCAGACCATCTTTTTTACTGATTGAATGTAATATGCGATATTTTATTTTTATATGCATAAATATTCTATTTTTTGACTAAATCAGTAAATTGATTAAAAAAATACAGCTTTATGAGGCTTTAATATTTTCTAAATATAAATTGTGGCAAACAATTTCATGATCCGAGAAATAACAATAATTTTACACACTCCTGTGATTGAGATTAATTTTTTACTTTTTTAACATGTGTGCAACTATATGTTTTACTTAATACAATACTCTTAAACCCCTGTGATTTTGCTGCAATTTTAAAAATCATGAAATATAAGGTCATTATTAACACGCTGGAGTGACTCCTTAATCCAAGGATAGAACTAAAAAAACTTACTATTTAGCAAAACCTATTTCTCTTTTGTTTAGCTTTTGTTTAATTTTATTTATGTTAAGTCTGTATACTCAACCAAGAGTAATTGAAGTTTGTGATTTCATTATCCCTTCCGATCTTGCCCCTTTCCTTGGTTATGGGGCTATTTTTTGCCCTCTTCGCTTCTATCTCTCGTATTGATCGCTTATCCAGATTGCATGCTTTATGCTATCGGTTCAGCCAGCTAATCATCGGATAAAATGTCCGTTTGAGACTCAAGCCACGGCACCAACTTGTTGTCAGCAGTCTTCATGCAAATGAACCCAACCGTCTCATACCCATCTACGCCATCAATGTCTGTTTCAAAGTCTCAATGACCTTTCTGAATGGCAAACAGGAACATACCTTTACCGCTCCAGCCTTCACGATCAATCTTTGCGCCAGCGTGGCTGGCTTCTAATGCTTGACCGAAATTCATACAAACCTCTCTGTTTGGATATAAAAAAGCCCCACTATTTAGCGAGGAGTTACCTCCTTATTTGACTAAGTATTATCCTGGATAGTTTACCTAATGTTATTTCCCTAAAATCCGAGTATTCTGGAGTGGCAGTTATTTCAAACTGTAAAAAATGTTTAAATCTTAAATACTATTTGAATATGCTATTAGCCCCTTTTTATTTTAAGGGGCTTTTTTTATCCTCTCCGCTACTATCTCCCGTATTGCTTTCTCACATAAAAAAGCCATCAGTGATTAGCTAATGGCTATAATATAAAATCTCAACATTTTGAGACTTATGTAATCAATAAGAATATATCAACTAGTTAACTTCAACTGCTTGACCGGTGTCATTAATTCGGTAGCACTTACCCGCCTGAATATCTTCACCTTCATAAAATACCGAAATGCGTTGACGAGAACCATCGTGCCAACCAATAGCCACTACGCTATTCTTACCTACGCGGAATGATTCAGGGCTCTGTTCAGCAAATAAAGCGACCTCTGAATTGGTATCAACCTTCCTCGCTTTTTGCGCAACGAAAATAGGCATTGATGGGAGGATTTGTTCCTGCTCATAACCACTGATATCACTATTCATGCCCGCTGAAAAAAGGTATTTCACGCTTTCTGACGATTCTTTTCGGTAAGAATCGTTTAGAATAATGTCAGAGCCCATCCCCAGTGAAACCAGCCCGCAATTCTCACCAACAGTCTGAATGCTATTTTGTTCTCCCAATGAAACTAAAATCGAATCTTTGGCCTTTACACGCTTATCATCAATGAGTTCGTTTGAGATACTGCTCCGATTACCATCAATAACCGCAGTTACACCAAACTCATATTCAGCCGTTGAATCTTTACGGCCTTTACTTTCATCAAAAAGGACGAAAGTACCTAAACCAACGCGTACATGGTTACTCTCCCCTAATCCGAAAAATCGGTCTCCCTCAGAAACAAAAGAACGTATCTCTGAACCTTCCCCTGTTGTTATAAAAGTATTATAACCAACTGAGTTGAACGCTTCATTCGGATAATCATTATTAAAATCCATTGGATAGTCAGGCCAACTTTGATATCCATTTAATGGAAAATCACTGATCAGAAGAGCTCTTTCTCCTGAGTGCAAATAAGAGACATATGAAGATTTACCGCAAACAGAAAGGCCTGCCTCCTCAAAGCTAAAAGCACCACCTCCGTGTTCTCCACCAATAACGATACCACCTTCAACTACACCTAGCTGTCCCATAAGCACCTCTCTATTTTATTAATTAACCAATCAACTATGCTGGTTAAATATACAGTTAAATGAATTTAAATCAATTCATTTGCTTAAAATAAGAATTTAATAGATTTATATCTAAAATAATTAAAATATATGCTTAGTAACACTCTTTTTTAACATAATCTCTTAAACCAAGATATTGTCTCTCGAGTGTTTCAAGCTGTTTAAGGAGATGAAAATAATCCGGTTCAGCGTCTCTCGCCAAGGTGGCGGGTCTGCCATCATCCATGCTGGTGGCGGTATCGGCTCCGGCCTTTGGACACTCGGCTTTGATGTACACGCGCTTAGTGCCAGACTTAACAGCATCACGCAGACTATCAATTTCAGTTTTGGCATTGGTTAACTCCTGCGTGTACATGGTGTCGAGTTCGTGAAGTGACTGGATGCGTGATTTGTAGTCTTTGTTGATGGCGACCTGTTCATCGAACTGAGAGGACAGCAGCCGGTAGTTATCTTTCAGGCCACCGTACAGATGCAGGATAAGCAGCAGGCTGACAGCCAGTGTTCCGCAAACGCCGAGCCATATCTTTGTTGCGGTGCTCATATCACTTAACGCCGTTGTGTTCTAACGAGTAATGATTGCCGTCATTGAACCGACCGCCCCACGTACCGCCGATGGACTCCCAATATTCACCAAGTGGCTTGTGGTCACTTGATGCCGTCAGATATTTGCCATCTTTGAACAGGTTGAAATCAACCGCCAGCCGCTGGGTATGTAAGCTGTTTTTAATTCCAGCGCCGGATTTGGCATTTAATGCAGCCTGCTCCGGTGTTCGGTATGCCTCTGAGAATGTCAGCTCATAGCCGTTGTCGTACGCGAAGATAATTAAGTCCGCAATCATGCGGGTGAATTTGCGTTGTTTTTCGCCTAATGTCATTTTTTACCGCCTGAGAATTTTGACCAAAAGAAGTCCAGTGCAAAGGAGCCCATAGCGCCACACATGCCGGCAGCAAATACCGTGTAATAAAACGAAGCGTTGAGTTCCACAGAAAGAAGCCCACCCATCAGGCCGGAGAACCCAGAAACCATCATCTGCATGATTGCCCCCAGCCAGCTCCAGCGGTAGCCGTTGCGTTTGTTGTCAATAATGTACCGGGCTAAGCCACCGTAAAGGGATATGGCAAATATGACACCCCATGCTGTACCGGTGACTTTCAGGTCTTTGTCATCCATCTTTGCCATACCACCCCCTTCCGGAGGATTTAGTTAATAGGGTGCCGCGCACAGTATCTCTGCGCTGATTACGTTTGTTTGTTCAGGATTCTGTGGCGGCGTATATGGGAAAAATCGGAATAAATATATATTTGGATATACTTATTCCAATTTGTTATTTAATATCCCGTGAATGTCATATAAAATCACTTTTGGCGGAATTAAATGCGCCAATCAGGATATACACAAAGTTTAACGCCGGTCGAGCTGTGCTTGTGACCGGCTTTTTTTGTACCTGATATTTGAGTTGTCCGGAATAACCGAATATGTGAGTAGCCAACTCTCAGTTGACAGCTGATTCGAGCTATCCGGAAATTCCGGAGAGTTGAACCTGTAAGTAACTCTTACAAGTTGGAGATATGAAAAAGCCCTCCGGAGAGGGCTGTTATGCATGCTTCGACACAAGGCCAGTTTCCCGCCGGTGTGCGCCGTTTACTTACTTCCTCGCTCTGCATTCTAAAAAGCCCCGCATTTGGCGAGGCTTATAATTCAGGTTAAGCGACTTAAGAGTCATGTAGAGCAACTTACCTGATAAGTATTGTCCATTTGGTCATTGCTGTCAATAGCAAAGTTCAGTGATTTTGCGTACCTTACCCACACGTTTACGACTGTTCATTGCATTTCGCAGAGGTTCGTACAGCAACCACTGAGCCGCTTTGAGTTTTTCGTCAACCTCACGGCGACATGTCCGCATAGATGGAACCTTTATTTTCCCTCCTGAGCGCGTGTTCATTTTGCGTGGTTTTGCAACTCCGTGATAGTAAGATGCAATCGACAGCTTGGATGAGCCGTGTGCATAGTAACTGAGCAGTATTCCGTAAGCCTGTGTGTCCGTGGCGATAACTGAATCTACGACCTGAGAAATCAACATTCCGTCATCGTCATTGCACATTGGTCTTGTCGGGTTTTTATCCGGTTCGACAGTCTGCATGAACTTATAAATCATGTTGATCATGCGAATATCAATCCGGCCTGAATATACCCACGCACCCCACAACTCCAGCCACTGATTAAGCCAGTCGTACTGCTCTTTGGTGAGTTCCCTTTCTCCGATATAGCTCATTTTACCTCCGGAATAACAACGCCCATGCCATCAACATCAGTTGAAAACATCACCTTTCTTCTGGCCGCTACACCAATCCCGTAAAGAAGCCTTACCAACATCACGCCAGCGCTGGATTGCACTACAGCATGATGGTGACCACTGGTGTTCATCAGATACCTGGCTTCTTCGATTGCTGCCGCTATGTCTGTGAACATGATTTAAGCCCCTTCACTTTGGCTCTGTACTCATCGCGAATTCGGATATAATCCTCCCGCTTCCAGTGCGGTATCTCATGCGGCCCACGTAACCAGTCAACCAACTCCTGCCCAAACCTTTCAACCAGCCTCAGCTCGTATTTCTGAGTGACGGTGGCATTTTTGTGTGAGAATTTACCGGCCCCGGCATTACATGACTTGCATTGCTTATATGCGTTGCGTTCATCAAATCTGAGCTCAGGATGCGACCCAACAGACAGGAAATGACCACAATCCCACTGCCCGCCATGCAAATCAGGCGGATTGGTCTCGCCGCAACTGATGCATGGCTCATCACGGTCTCTGAGTCGGATAAATTGGTTAAACGCTGTTTGGGCTTGCTGCCGGAAATATGAGAGGGGTTTTACTGCTAACTTGCGGATTTTTAGTTTGTCTTTTGCTTCACGTTCTTTTTTCTGCTGCTCCTTTCTTAATTTGGCCTCGGCCTTTTCCCTTTCCCTGCTTCGTCGCTTTATTGCCAACTCAGCACCATGTTCCGGGCAACACCACCATTCGTTACTGAACTTCGGGTGAAACCATGCCCGGCATATCAGGCACTTTCGCCTTGGCCACTTCATCATACTCCTCCTTCAGTTCGATAAATGTATGATTATAAAAAACTTCGATTAACGGCGATAAAGTGTTCTACTATTAATGATGAGATGTTAATTCTTCATAAAGGAGTTGGTTATGCATAAAGTTATTCTTGTACCTATAGACCTAAATCATAACTATTTGACCGACAAGGTCATTTCTGAAATCAATGAATTCTCAGTAAATAAAAATACACATTTTTATTTCTTGACGGTCATTTCCCCCGCCGAAAAATATAATGAGTATGGTGTTGGATACCCGATGATCACTGAAGATACAAAATTCGAAGATGAAACGTCCAAAGCCATTGAAAAAGAACTAAAAGAAGTTGTAAGTAAATTCGGCATCCCCGATACTCAGGTATCCCTGCTCGTTAAGATTGGTAGTGCTGCCGACATCATAATCGACGTATCTCAACAGATTAAAGCTGACCTTATTATTATTGGCTCCCGCAATCCAAGCTTTAAAACACATATCCTTGGTTCAACTGCTTCATCGTTAGCACATTACGCAAAAACATCCGTATTTATAGTAAGATAACGCATGTTACGCTGCGGGAAACTGTCTTTATAAACAGCGCACCTCCCGCAGCATTGCGTCAATTCTGGTTATGAGCGACCGGCCAAAACCATCTTCGAACGGATGCTTTCTGATTTTTGGTGCTGGTATTTTTTCAGATGCGATAATATTCATCGCCGCTTCAGACATGGCCTCCGTCAGGAAGTGATTTCTCAGCCTGGTAACGGCGTTATCGTCAAATTGGTACACCGGACTCAGATAGCCACGGATAACCCGGCGCCCCACTGTTTTTACGCATCCGATACTTTCCATCTCACGCATGTAGATAGATGTTGCCCTGGTATCAACGCCGATGGCTGCTGACACTGTTTTGTTGGTGAACTCGGTGTAATCACGGCACCGTTTGATGATCTCTACGTACAATTTGTATTTTTCGCTGTTCATCGCCACATCCTATTAACCATTGCTCGTGGTGTTGGTTTCAGATATTTGACTACCGGCAGATACACGGTAACGTCAAAATACTGAGGATCGATATTCAGTGACTTCACCGGGTTATACCCCTTGCGCCTATAGTGAGTGCAGAGATTATCGGCTTCGTCATTGGTGATACGCTGGTGTATGTGAGGTTCTTTCATGCGTCCTGCCCTATTCCTGATACCCGTAATGATTGAAGCTGTATCGCGTTGTGCGGGGTTTTACCCCCTCGCCTATAGCCCACGCCTGCGAATACTCTATTAAGCTTGTCATGCGCTTCTTACTCATGTTTGCGGTACTTTCTCTTGCCAGCGGTACAATCTCTCCCTCAAGTCCCGGAATAAGCGTCCCGTCACGGCCTGTCGCCTTTGCATGTCCGGATACGAAAATACATTTCCAGTCCTGCAATCCCCACGTATTGCCAGCCCATACAATGCCCTGCTCTGCTACGTTGCCGCACAGCGCATGAAACATGCCATTTTGGGGAAGGGTTCGCTTCGGATCGGATATTTTTACTTCTAGGGGGAATTCTTCGTTAAGCGGGAGATTGTCGAGCTCTGCCTTGAGATTTCTGAGTATCTGCGCATTCCTGAGAAGGAATTTTTGCATTTAGCCTCCTGCGTTTATCGGTTGCCGTTAGTTTCTTACGGGTGTATTTTAACTGCCTCGGGTTGTTAGCTCAGTCGGTAGAGCAGTTGACTCTTAATCAATTGGTCGGAGTTCGAACCTCCCACGACCCACCATGCGGTCATCGTATAATGCTATTACCTCAGCCTTCCAAGCTGATGATGCGGGTTCGATTCCCGCTGGCCGCTCCAATCATTTCAAAAAGTCTTCTGTCCTGGGTTATGACGCTACTTAACCTGCCTGCGGAAGCTTTCCCATGTAAAATTGATAACGGTCGGCGATCCCATTCTCAGGCGGTCAATAACCCGATCACCCAATGCTTTTGCCAGTTCGTCAAAATTGAGATTGGTCAGCACACCTACCGGCTTCTTGTTCGATGACCGGCGATCTACCACCTGAAAAATAATAAGTTCTTCGTTCAGGTTATTGCGCTGCACGCCAACATCATCCAGCACCAGTAAATCCACTTCGCACAGGTCGCTGATCAGCTGCGACTCAGTAGTTTTTGCCCCTTTCTGGTATGTCTCACGGACACGCATCATCAGGTCTGGCAGAGTGGCGATCAGAATGCTTTTCCCGTTCCGGATTATCTGGTTGCCGATAGCCGCCGCCAGATGGTTTTTACCGGTGCCGGGATTACCGCTGAAAATAAATCCGCCAAATGATTTACCGAACTCAGCTGCGTACTGCTGTGATTTACTGAGAGCCCGCTGCTGCTCCGGCGTTGCCGCCAGATAGTTATCGAACGTGCATTCCTGGTGTAACGGACTAATACCGGAGCGACCCATGATTTTGTGCAATCGTGCAACACGGTTTTCATCGATAATTCGCTTTGAATCGATAGCGCCCTGCTCACGCTGCCACGCCATCAAATCCGCCGGGTCTGTAAATTTTGGCTTGATATTCTCCGGCTTAATGCGGTTAAACCGCGCCAGAGTCTGCGCTGCTGTTGCCATCAGAAATCCTCCGGGATGAACTCACTCGCTCTCGATGGCTGCACAATGCGATCACCAACACGGCGACGGGCAGGCACTGAGTTTTTGTTCTGGTAGTTGAGTTTCTGGCTTGCAGTGATAAACCAGTTTTTTGGCTTTTCAGACCGAAATTCCATATCCAGTCGTTTCAGCTCATGCTCCAGGTCGATATTCGAATACAGCCCGCTCCACTCAGCGAAGTCTTTGTGGTTCAGGCGGATCACCTCTCCCTCGAATGCATACTTGCTCGACATCTGGTGAATACTTGCCAGGTTATTTTTTTGCTCGTCAGGGCAAGCCGGTTTTCGGCTTGGGTGTTTATAGGGTTAAGGGAATCAGGAATCAGGTTAAGGGAATCAGCCGGGATTGTTGTATGCTCTTCCTGTTCTTGCACCATGCAAGTACTGTACTTTTCCGGTGCTCCTTTATTATCAGTATTTTGCGATAACTGTTCAGGTATTTCACTGGCCGCTTCTTTAACGTGAGGGTTCTGATGCTTCTTCCAGTTATTCACCTGGATAAAATCATTTCCGTCCACTGAATACCGGGTGATGAAGTTTTTACCATGCAGCTGCGCCAGTAATTTGTCACAGTCAACATCATCGTAAGGAAGGACCATTGCCTTGATCTTGCGTGGCTTGTCTTCCATGCGACCTTCACGGTCTGCAATTGTCCATAACCCGACAAACAGAATACGGGCATAAGGATCACACTCCGCCAGGTCATCATTAGTGAAAAACCCAGGCTTAATATTTCTTGCTCTGGCCATTAACTTTCTCCTGATGGCAGTTGCTGGCCTGCCATATAATCTTCGTGTCGCTTGGTTAGGTCTGACTTTATTCTTAGGGCTTTATTGCCATTGAAAATAACTGAATTTCCTTTGCTGGCCTGCGAAATAACCACATTGGCAGCCATTCTTATCAATGCCTCTGCCGCCGCTAAATTGCAGCCGAACACACTTATTCCAATATCATCGAATAAATCATTTAAATTTAATGAATTAACTGAGTTCAAGCATATGATGTCGAAACTATCCGCTAACTCAGATACTGGGGCGTCCCTGCTGTGTAGTCCGCAGTCTGCTGCTGCAAGGTCTACTGTCTCTATATCCGTTTCAAAAAACTCTCTCGATTCATTAACCCGAACCGGAGACAGGTAATCATGTAGCGCCCTTTCATCTTCTCTTGGATCTTCTGAGTAAAATGCTCTCGCCACCTCAAATGGTAGTGGTACCCCAGTTCCCTGAGATATTTCACGGGCTCTTGCTTCTGGGCTGCTGGTAGTCATGCCGATTTTAAAAAGCCCCGGCATTGCTGGGTTTGTTAGTGCGTAAACCCATCCGGATAATCGAAAATTGTTTGGCATTTTAAATTCGGGAATCAGCCGCTCCTGCACATCAATAGCCTTCCTCACTGCGACCTCCATATCTTTGTTTCGTAATTACTTTCATGTATAATTACTCCGTCGTTATCTGTATCAAAAAAGGGGAAGCCGTATATTCCCCTTTCCTAAACCACTGGTTATTGATACAGTGTGAAAGTTAAGTGCTTTTCTTAATGCGCCTCTGCTGCTCCAACAGCTGGGGCGTTTTTTTTTGTTCTCATCAGAGAGAGTTCGCCGATCTGCTTCCACAGAAACCGGTACTCTTCCTCGCTGATTTTCTTCTCGCCTGGCAAAACAAAATCTGTGATACCGGCTGCGGCCAATGTCTCGCATATCTCCGGTAACTTTTCTGTTCTGCGTAAGACTGTTGAATCGTGTACACCGAGCAGTTTTGCAACCACTGTCTGTGTGGTGCTTCTCAGTGCCTGATGAGCTGTTGCCATCAGATGATTTGACACAAACCGGTTAAACGATTTGCGTGGATTTGCATTTTCCATAATTCATAATGTCCTTATTGAGATACAGTTATTCGCTCACTTCCTGTGAGGTGTTGCTGTGTTGAAAAATGTTCCAGCACATATCCGGAACGGGCTAAATTGTGTAAAGAGCGGTTGGCTTATGCAGCGCCAGACTGTGCGAAAACAAGCAATTCTTTGCTGACAGGCGTGATAGTGAATTGCTTTGACGCAGTCTCGATTAACTCAGCTTTTTTAGGTGACGCACGGCGATTCCCGTATGCAATTTGGTTGAGATAACCAACTGACGTCCCTGCGAGCTGAGCAAGACGCTTCCAGTCTTCTTGACTGGATTCTTTTCTCCAGCGGAGTAAATCATTGCTCATAGTGTGCACCTGCTTTGTTGTTAATTAATCAAAGCTTATCTTAAAGATAAATTTATAGCAAGATAGATTTATCATTTTGCATATTTATCAATTTGGTAAAAAATGCGAGCATCCAGACATGGAAACTAAAGAAATAAGACGCGCAAATTTGCGTGCATTAATCAAAGAATTCGCTGACAAGGGCGTAAACCGAGCCAAATTTGCCGAAATGATTGGCATACCAGCGGCGCAGCTTAGCCAGATCGGCAGCGACAACCCTACCCGCAACATTGGGGATATAATCGCTCGCCGTATCGAGGAGTCACTTAATCTGAGAAATGGCTGGATGGATAATATTCATGCTGCCGCAAGCGAATCAGACTCCATAAAAGACAACTTCATACTCCATAACATCGGTGATAATAACACTGTACAAACATACAGGATTTCACAGTTAGACCTTGAGTATAGTTGTGGCGGAGGGCGCTTGAATTCTGAATATCCAGATATCGTCAAAGCCGTTGAAATTGACCCTGATTACGCCAAGAAAATGTTTGGCGGCCGCAAGGCTTCTTCTCTTGGTTTGGTTACAGCGGTAGGAGATAGCATGTTGGGAACCATCGAACCAGGCTCTCTCGTTGTTCTTGACGTTACAGTCAGGAGCTTTCTGAGTGATGGTATTTATGCCTTCACTTTTGGTGACACCATGCACATAAAACGACTTCAGTCCATGGGAAACAAAATGATGGTTATCAGTGATAACTCCGTGTATGAGAAATGGGAGATCAATGAAACCAACGAAAGCGAACTCCATATTGAAGGTTTTGTTGTCGGTAAATGGGAAATGAATTACACCAGATTAGGATAATCACCTAAAGAATCCCACCAAGCCAGCCTCAGTGCTGGCTTTTTTATTGCCTGAGATAAATTTATTTATCATTTAAATACACTTCATAATCAATGAATTAATCAAAATGCACAGATAATTGATAAATTATTTATCATTTTGCTATTGTCATTAATTTATCATTGAGCTAAATTAAACCCATCAACGGCACGGAGCCAAAGATAAACGGACTTAGCTCTTTTACAATCGGGAACCTGATCTGAATAAGTGTCAGATCACCACTGAGTGGTTTTTGGGATTGGTGAATGCCGGGTGCTGACCGGTAAGTGTAAGACCTGATGGGTGGTAGATATCGCTGGCTGTAGTCGGTTGAGTAAGCGCGTTGCAAGCCAGCACCGACCCAATAAACGACATGCGAAACCTTCGCCCCGGTGAAACTCCGGTGTCAACTAGCATGGCGAATAGACAAGCAGGAGATCAGTACCTGCCACCAATCACCAAAAATTACTCAGGAGGCAATATGGCAACAATTACTGTTATTCCAAAGAAAGACAACGCGAAGAACCGCCGGTTAGCAAAGCAAATGGCGTTCTGGGACAGAAAGCGTGCGGAGTATGCAGCGAAGCCTAAAAGCCGCTCAGTGGAGGAGATTTTTGATTCAGTATTTGCGCCAGCGAAAGAAGAACGTCCGGTGCTGACACTGAAACCAACACAGTATTACCCGTCCGGTGATAACTGCTGCTTACCTAAAGTGGCAATTTTCAGCGGAGTTAAGACTAGGCAGCCGAAAGGTGATTTCGGGATTACAGTGCGAGCATGACCAGTGGGTTGTTTGAGCGCAGATAACAGGAGATACCAACCATGTTAGACCACGGAATATTAAATGTACCGCTGAGCAAGCGCGGGAACATTGATTCAGAAATAGACCGGTACAAAAAGCAGCAGGCAGCAGAAAAAGCGGATGCGATAGCAGTTCGTAACTCGGATTTCAAATCGGACAAAGAGCACGCTAAAGCACTATGGGCGCAGGTTAACCGCGACCTAATCAAGGCTCATGCAAAGCAGCGCGGCATGAGGTTCAGCGAACTCCGCGACACGCTTGACGGATATGTGAAGTGGAGTCCGAAAAAAGCAATTCAGGTTCTTCCGATGTTTATTGAAGCATGACAGCCCGGAAAGACGGGCATCCAGTCAGTATTGGGATTGGTGAATGCGCAGGCTGATGCGTATTAGTCCCCACCCTAACCTCAGATAGCAATAATTGAGAGCGGTGATGACGTGGGGGAGACGTGGCTTAACACACTATGACCGGGAAAATCCGGCAAGCAGGAGATCAGCGCCTGCCACCAATCACCAATACTGACTAAGGAGACACAATGAAAGTTGAATTAAGCGAACGCGAAGCAAAGTTAATCACCGCCTTACTCCGTGAATATGTGAATGAAGATATTAACGGAGACAACGAAACAGCAGAGTCCGCAATAGA